CGCCAGCTAGAAGATCGACCCGCTCGTCGGCATTGTCCGCCGCCGCGATAAACTGCGGCAGAATTGTTGCAGAAAGCGGATAGCCCTTGATGGGGTTGTTTCGCGCCGCATCCAGAATGCACAGAGCAAGATTGTCAGAGTAAGTCCATGTGGCAGGATTATTGCTGGATTGCGCCACATCGCGCGGATCCCAAATTCTAATCGCGTCGGCGATTACATGCACAGCAGGCGGCACAGCGGGCCAGCGTTCTGCGCGCCCATTGCTGGGGCCTACGTCCAGCCGCGCCCACATGACCGTGCGACCTTCCCACCGATCCGTGGCCAGAAACAAATCTTCGTCCGCGCCAGATGCCCAAGGAGCGGCGGTCAGAATATCAGCGGGCGGGCCGGTCTGATCGCCACGTCCAAACCACACCTTTGCAAACCCGGTCAATCCGTCTGCGACCACATCAGCGCCAGCACCAGCAAAATCAAAAGGATCAGCGCCGGTAAAAGTCACGACCCGATCATCAAAGGAAAGCGTGAGATTTGTCAGGGCAGACGGGCGGCTGTTGATGATATAGCAAGCGTACATGTAGCCGCCCCGAACGCGCGCGGGGGCGGGCGTGCCAACGGCGCGATCCCGGCCATAAACAAACCGATATGCCGGAAGTTCGGTTTCCCGCGCCAGATCGCGCTTCAAATCCGGCAGTCTTGGCTTTGGTGCCAAGGCGGCTGCGGCTGCGTTCAAGAGCAGCGACAAGCCAAGTTTTACCAGCGCAAAGCCGATCTTGCCGAACGTAATCCCGAGGAAAGTCCCCCCGCCAGCGGCAAGGGCAACTGGAATCAGTTGCGGCATGACCATCCACCCCCATCAACACCGACCACAGCGTAACCATCGCGGGTTTTACCGACCCACATTCCCTGACCAACGCACACCACCACAGCAGGCTCGTCCTGTCCGGTTGTGGTTGCCATCGCGCCCGACACGGCTGGACCAAACGTCATTCCGGCTGCAGCGCATTCTTTCGCCAGAAGTTCAGCCAAACCGCCCGCCCGTTGCACGATGCGAAGCGCACCCAATGCGCTGCGATACTGCCCGCGAAGTCGTGCCATCACGTCAGGCCTGCCCAGAAGGACCACAACCGCTGCCGCATCGCCAAGACAGTGCTGCCCCCGCGACCAGTCCCAAGGCCGCAGCATCACGCTGTCTGCGGCGTTCATCACGGCATCAGGGCGGATCATTCCGGCCAAGTCCGCACCCGCGCGTTGGCCGCTGCAAGCTGCGTATGCCGCCCGGCGGTGTCGCCCGGATATTTTGCCAACTGATCTTCATACGAGTGGGTAATCGACGCGCCAACCCGCGCGCCGGGTCCGGCAGTCATTGTCAGTTGCAGGCCGTGTTGCCCGTCATCCTGACTATAAACCAGCCCATCCATAGCGCCGCTGAATTGCACGAAAGGATCGCCGATCAGCACTGTTCCAGCCGGTTGTGTGACCAGACCCGCGTAGATCACAGCGGGCCTGTTTTTTATGACCGCCTCACTGTCTTCCAAAGATTCCGCGAGTGGACCTAGAAGCCGAATGCTCGCGTCCGATGATGCCAGCCCTTCGCCTTCTTCGCCCACGCTGATGCTGTCGAACGGTCCCGTGCCGGTCCAATCAAAGCCGCCCCAAGTGATGACGCCAACGCTGCTGTGAAAGCGGATGAAGCCACCCGGCCAATCCAAAGCGACCATGATCACGGGATAGACAACAGGCCCCGCAAGCGCAGTCAGAACAGTTGGCGCAATGCCGCGCGATAAAATCATGTTTCAGCCCACCAGTTTGGAATTTCCGTGAATCCGCCTACGTCGGACGCGAAAACCTCTGAAAACTCCCACGGCAGCGTCCAGTTGGCCCCAAAGGGCTGTTCCGATGAAGGCACCGAAACAGCTCGAAATACAGCCGTTTCCGCCGCGCCGATGCTGACCCGATCTGCGTATGGAGGCGTGCTGTAAAGCCGAATGACAGCCACGCCCGAAGCGTTAGATTGCGCCGGTGACATGACCATGATCGAAACGCCAGTTTCCAAAGCATCCGAAGCGTCTGCAAACACGGTGACAAACTCGCCCGGTCGCGCGATCATTTTAGACGGCGGCAGCCCAGAAACCGTGATTGTGGGAAAGCCAAGCGAAGTGCCGATTGTCACAGTGTCAAGAAATGCTCCGGCGAACCATGCCACGGGGTTAACGCCTGTGACCCACGAAAGTGGTCCCTCATTTGTCTCCCATGTGAAAAACGCCCCCTGCCGCAACTCCCGTTCGGCCAATGCGTCCAAGTGCCAGTTGATCGGGCTGCTATAGAGGCGCACAAGGTTTGACTGGCCCTTCAACAACCGCTTGAGAACTTCGGAATATCCCGCGCCGTTGCGCTCGCGCGCCAACGCTGCAACCACCACTTTTGCCTGCCGCCGCTCGGGCTTTATCAGGCTGTATCGCGCTGATCCAGTCAGACCTGAAACCGACTGGCTGCTTGGCTGGTCAAACGTCCACATCGTACTGACCGCGCCAACCGGGGGCCATCCATAAACATTGACAGGCATTAGCGACCCCCGAAGCTCTTGGTTTTGCGCATTGCCGCCTCAGTGGTAGACACCGACTGCGATACGATTGCCGGGCGCGCCTGAGCAACAACCCTGCCCGCCTCATCACGAACAAACGCCCCCATTGCGCCGGTGCTCGGGTCCATCGTTACCGTGACTTGCATCGCGCTGCCTCTTCCCCCGGCCCGAACCCCTAGCTTTCCATCAGCGCCGCGCGACAATGGCATGATCGCCTCTGGCCCCGCCTCGCCCATCAACCCGATGCCGCCGCGCATTGGAAACGTGGTTGCACGGCTGACAACACCACCGGAAGCAAACGGGATGATGTTGCCGTCGGAAATCACATTGCCATCGGCGCTCGGGAATATCGCACCCAAGACGCCGGTAGCCTGCGGTCCCAGCCCACCCACGAGCGACTGAAACGCGCTGTTGATCAGCACCTCGGCCAATCGGCTTATGACGCCTGCAAGCGCATTTTTGAAAGCGTCAGCCCCATCCAATCCGGCCTTGAACAGCCCGGCCAGACCTTTGGCCACCCGATCTTGCGTTGCAGCCTGTTCTTCCATCGTGGCTGTCAGTTGACGCTGTGCCGCGATTTGCGCCGCAGCGCCGCGCAACGCTTCTTCTGTAAACTCCGCACCGCTGGATTTCATGCGGTCAACAAGCTCGTTGTACGCCTCGGCTTGCAGCCTTTGCTCGTCCACGATGCCGATCAACGATTGCCGTTTTGTTTCCTCTTGGGTGAGCATGTCCACGATGGATTGCAGTGTTTCGACTGACGCACCGCCGCTCGATGCTGCGCCCGAACCCGTGCCCGCGTCCATAGCTGCCTTACGCGCCGCATCCTGTCGCGCAAGTATCCTATCAGTATTTGCTTGTGCTGCGTCACGAACCACCGGTCTTTGCGAACCTCGCCCATCGCCTGCGGAAATCGCGGCGTCACCGATGCCCAGGCCTGCGAGCGCGTTTGCTGTCGCCAGGGAGACCCCTAGTATGCGCGCTAATTCGGCAGCACCACTAATAGGAACCGCGAAGCTTACGCCGTCCACAGCAGCATCAAGCCGACGGGCTATATCCTCGGCTGTGATTGCCTCCCCGTTAAACGTGATCTGCTCGCCAGTTGCTGCCTCAATAGCAGATCGAATTCGTTCGATATCCTGTTGGGCGGCGATGTACGCGGGAGAAAGCGCAGCGGCGTCACCCAAAAGTGCGATCTGCTGATCTTTCACGCGCTGCATCTGCAACAAGAAGTCTTCGATCTCGCCCCGATCAAACATTGGGGCGAAGTTGCGCTGTTCGTTTACGATCCCGTCAAGCGTGCGGCCCATCTGTTCAAGCGTTGTGTCAAAGGATTTGAACTCCGCGCTGTTCGTGATAAGCGCCAAATGCTCCTGACGCATGGCCTCAAGAACCGCAAAGTGCGCTTCTGCTTGCCTAAGTTTGGCCTCTGCCATTTCGCGCGAAATGGTTACACCGCCCGACATGCTGCCGGTCAAAATGCCGATTTGCTCAATTTCAGACCCCATAGCCAACGTCAGTTGATCAATGGCCTGCCTTGTCTGCAATGCGGTTTCGCCCATCCCGAATAGCGATCTGAAAGCCCTTTCGGGAAGGTCTATCGCTACCCTGAGCAGTTCAAAGGCATTGACCACCCCACTGATTAGGAATATCGCAACCGATAGCGCGTTAAAGATTGCCCTGCCGATCCCCTGAATGACAGCAACGAAAGCAGGGCCTGTGATTGCGTCCGCAAGCGCACCGATTGCGGCCTTCAAACTCTCAGCCGCTGGCCCGGAAATCTCGAACAAATCGCCCCATGCGTTGCCCAAAGATGCCAGTGCGCCGCCAAGCGTATCGCGCGCCGCTACGGCAGACCCGCCGAATTGCTTATCCAGTTCCTTCAAGATGATGGTCTGCGCCCCGACGACGTTGTTTGTCTCGACCATAGCCTTTACGGCGTCTTTTTGCGCATCGGTGAACTGGATGCCAGACCGGGCAAGCGCCGTCATGCCAAGAACCGGATCGTTCAGTGCCTTGCCAACCTGCAAGGCTGCCGAGTTCAGGTCGGTGCCCATCGCCGTGGCAAGGTCCAACACCGCCTCAGTAGCCCGATCAAATTGCGTGCCCTTGATGCTCGTGAATGTCAGCAGCAACCCCTGCATGGCATTGGTCGTATCAGCGCCAAAGTTTGTCACCTTTTGCATCGCCGCCGCATGGGCGTTTAGCTGCCCGATGGTTTTACCAGCCGCGTTGCCAGTGGACAGAAGCGCCGATGCAAGCTGCGCCTGTGCTTTTTCGGTTTCTACCGTCGCGTCGATGAATTTTTGAAAACTAAGCGCCGTCGCAAGGCCAGCAGCCAACGCTCCGGCAGCAGCGCCAATCCGTTTCATCGCCGCCGATGTGCGCGTTTCTGTGCGCTCGGCACCGCTGGCGAAGTCGTCCATGTCGCGCCGACCTTGGCCCAGACCGCGCGTGTCCGCGCCTAGAATGAGCGTTGCAAAATCAACCATTACGCGCCCTCTCTTTCAATCGGCGGGATGCGAAACGGGTCTTCACCCGCCTGAAACTCGGAAAAGTAAGCCCAGCACATCGCGGCAAGCGTGCTGGTGTCGTGATGGTCAAGAGCTTTAACCCGCGCAAATGCCGCCACAACAGGCCAATCCGTGGGAGCCAGCCCCGTTCCATTGCTGCGGACAGGGCCGATTTCCATCATAAGTTCAGGCATGTATTCGTCCGCGTCCAAGTCTGGCAATGGCAACACCGGGTCGATGTTGCGCAGGTTTGCGTGATCAAGGACAGACTTCATGCGGCTTTGCTTGCTGCCCTTGGGTGTTGCGTGTAGCCACCCGAGTTGCGAGGCGTAGAGTTTCAGCCCTTGCGAGCGTTCTGCAAAAAATTGGCCTGATTCCCTGCAAAGTCAGCAATCTGCTTTGCAAACGGCAGGTTTTTCAACTCGAATTTAGGTACTTTGACGATTGCGCCTTTTTCGTCCTTCACCTCAATCTCGACGGGATCCCCGTTGGCATCCTTGACCACTCCCATTGCTGGGAATGTCCAGTCCAGAAACTCGCGGGCATCATCATCCGTCAGCTTGCGGCCTTCATATTCTACGCCTTCAAACCCCGCAATAAATGGAATTGCAGAGTCCACAAGTTCGTTGTGTGAATCCTCCATGATCCTGTCAGGGGTTTCGCCTACTTTGGATTTGCGGGCCTTCATCCGATCAAGCTGCAACTTGCGCTGCGCCGATTGGATTGTTGGCGATGCAACGCCACGCACAAGGACGAACGCGCCCTCGATAGGCTCGCGCGTGTCGGGATCCATGACCTGCATCCGCGCGCCCGCTTCTGCATGAGCGCGGCTATTGAATTTCTGAAAGTCCATTGTGATTTCTTTCGTGGTTCTGGTTCAAAGCGGGCCGCAGAGGTGAACCACTCCGCCGCGACCCTGACCGTCTGATTGCTCAGGCCGGATTAGGCGGGCTCGGTTGCCGCGACCGACAGTGCGTTCTGCTTGAAGTTTGCAGTAAAGCCCTTGAACGCGGACACGCTGCCCTGATTGAATAGGTAGCTGTGCGCAAAACCCTGCGCATACTCCACTGGGTCGCCAGACACTGGCGCGTTGGCGACGCCAGACCCCTCGACAATCTTGACTGACATCGAGCCAGTCTGGCCATTTGCAGCAGTCTTGATGATTGCCTGACCAGCATCGACTGACCCCGTGTCCCGGAAGGTCATCTGGCTATCGTTGCCCGATCCCGCGCCTTTCACGCCCGATGTGAATCCGGTTTGAAGGTCTTCAACGTCGATGATCGCGTTAGTCGTTCCCAACTGCGGAAGCTGTTGAACGCCGCCTGCCTTGGTCCAAGTCAGCGCCACAAACCCAGCCGCGTCGTTAGTCGCAGGAATTGCCGCAGACACGAAGATAGTCTGTCCGATGAAGTTTTCCGTCGCCATGATGTTGCCCTTTCGCGGCAATGCAGAACGGCCCGCCGATGGCAGGGTGCACGCTCTGGATTTTCAGGATATGCCCGCTGTTCGGCCCGAAATGGGTCAGCCCGCAGGGCGGGGCAATTCAGTGGTCGGTGTCTGTATCAACCGGCGCTTGGCTCGCAATGATCGCTTTTCCCGCGACGTGGGTTGCCACAATCCATCCCGCATCTTCCCAAATCGCTTGATCTGATTTCTGCGGATTGGCGATATTGCCAGCTTTGTCAACCATTCTTATCGTGTCCGGTTTTTTCATCATGTTACCTCGAAAGTGATGCGCACAGGTTTGTGCCATTTTTGATCGGCAGGGAAACCTTGGATTGGCTCGGAAGGCTTCATGACGCAGATCATGCCGCCGCCAGTTACAGCCAGCCGCAGCCCCATTGGAAACAGATCGGCAATAGCCTGCGCCTTGCGATTGGCAGCGTCGGTGCTGGTGCCTTCTGCCACAACTACCTTGGCCATGACAAAGCCCCGTGCAATTTCCGCCACTCCGTCTAGCGTGTCGTCTGTGCGGCCTGTCGGCACGACTTCCACCACGATGAACGGCACGGTTCCAGGAGCGTTTTGGTTCGGCCACGCGATAGGCCATGTCAGCCCGCCGCCCGCCAGTCGCGCCTTGATTGCGTTTTCAATGTCGGCTTCATTCATGACCGGACCTCAGCAACGCGCGCGGCGACGAACTCGCTGAACTTTGCGGCGTTCTTGCCGACGAAGTGCCGCCCTGCCATTTTGCTTGTGCCGACCTCGACATGCATGGCGTGCGGTGCGGTCCAGCCGAACCGCTTGTAGTCGCCGATCTGCATTCCCGCGATGGCCACCACATAGGCATCCGGCCCGGTCGCGCCGTCCACAGTCAGGCTGTTCACCAGTTCGGCGGTGTCACCCACTGGGATCTTGCCTTCGACAAAACTGGTCGCCCCTTGGGTAATGCCGATCTGCGTTGTTTGCGCCGCGACCAGCACATCGGATATGCTGGATTTCATCACGAAATTCATCTTGGCCTCGGTCGCGTCTGCCCAAGCGCCAAGATCGGCAAAGTTGTATCGCGCCATGATCAGCCCTTCCTGAACTTCGGTTCGTAAACCGCCGTGCATCGGCACGCGACTGAATGAGCCGCGCCGCCCGCCGGATCATGCGGATATTGCAACACCGCCCCGTCATCCATCGGCGGGAACGGCTCGTCAAAGCCGACCGTCACCCCGTCCATGCGCTGATGATCCTTGCGTGGGTCTTTCAGGCTCGCGTGCTGCCAGCGCTTGGTGATCGCCTCGACGTCAGGCTGATCCTGCATCTGGCGGTATGCCTCGTTGCGCCCCTGTGCCTGCGCTGTGAAGGCTTCGTTGCGCGCAATGGTGTCGCCCCGCGCTTTCAGCAGCCGGGCATCATGCGCCTTGGCTATGCGCTCCACATCGGCGGCCGACATCGCCTTGCCGTCCTTGATCGCCCGCCGCACAGGCCCATCAAAGCGCCGATCTGTGCTGGCGTAGCGGGGAACGCTTACCCCGCCCTCCATCTTGAAGTATTCCCCAATCCGCGCCGGGTCGGACAGGATATCCCGAACCGACTGCGAGCGGGCCGCACGCGGGCCGTCCA